AGCCGCGCCCTTGGGCGTCGGCGCTTGAGCGAAGTGTTATGCAGCGCCCTGGTGGCGCGCAACGAAAGGACGAAGATGGTGACGGACGAAGAACTGCAATTGGTTGACCGCTGTGCCAAGGACACGCTGGCCGTAGTGCGCGAACTGCTGGCGCTACGCAAGGACGCCGAGCGTTACCGCTGGCTGTGTGCCAACAACTTTGACAAACCGGGCGCCACGCAGGTGCATACCTGGGTGCAAACCTGGGAGCCACACTCGCAGACCGGCGATCCGACCGAGTGGACCCAGCGCATTCGCGGCGGCGCGCTTGATCGCGTGATTGATGAGGCTATGGAAGCGGCGCTGGCTGTTGGCGCTGCATAACGCCAGGTTAACCGGGCCACAACGGCCCGAACAGGAGTAGGAAGATGGAACAGACATTGCCTGCCGTTGGGGCTCCGGTTGAGTGCTTACGCACTGTGGCGGCCCTGTACGTGGAACCGAAGGGATGCTACGTGGGCGTGCCGGGCGTTGACCCGTGGGACGAGGCCCGCGATGCACGCACCTATGAAGGCCCGCACCCGGTAGTGGCGCACCCGCCATGCCAGCGCTGGGGAAGGTTTTGGCACGGCAGTACGCGCAAGCCTCACCAGTACCTGCTTGGAGCAGACGGCGGGTGCTTTGTGTCTGCGTTGCGCGCCGTGATGCGCTGGGGCGGAGTGCTTGAACACCCGGCGCACAGCAAAGCATGGGATATGTTCGGCCTGCTGAAGCCGACGATGGGCAAAGGCTGGCAACGCAGCGACATGGGCCACCCGAGCAGCGGCTACTGGGTGTGCTACGTGGAGCAGGGCCACTACGGACACACCAGCCGGAAGCCGACATGGCTGCTGGCGAACACATACGGCAAGCCGCCCGAGCTGAACTGGACGAAGGGCGAGCAGCGCTTGCCCGAATGGATGATCGAGCGCTACGGCTACGAGAAGGCTAGGCGCATTGGCGTGGTGGCGATGGTGGGCGGGAAGAACAAGACCGCGATCCGCAACGCCACGCCAATACCTTTCCGCGATGTACTCATTTCGATTGCGAGGATGGCCGCATGAGCCCAGCCAAGACAAATGCCGAACGACAGGCAGACCTTAAGGCGCGGCGAATTGCCGCTGGGTTGGTGCCGGTGACAAACCTATGGGCGCACCAGGAGGATGTGGAAGCGATACGAGAGCACGCGGCAAAGCTGGCTCGCAAGAGGGAACGCAACGCAAAACGCGCTGCGCCATAACGTGGCGGTAACCGGGAGACAAGGGCCGTGACCATGCCTGTAGACGCACCACTGCCGGGAGCCCTTGGCTCTCCGGTTGACTGCCCTGTTAGCCCGCTGCCGGACGAAGGCACGAATGCCTGCGGGCCGCGTGGCACCTACGGCTGCTCTTGCCTGGATCGTGATTCGGTGCAGTGTGCCGCGATCCGCTACGGCATGGACCACTACGGCGAGGCGTGTACATGCCTGTGCCACCATTGGGAAGACGACGATGACGCTTGGTGAACTGCTGAAGGCCAGCCGCAACAGGCTGGGCATGACGCTGGACGAAGTGGCCGACGCCGCTGGGTGCAGTAAGAGCCACTTGCACGGCCTGGAAGGCGACAAGTGCGAGCCCGGTATCGTGATGTGCGCTCGGCTTTCGGTGGCGCTGGGCGTGCCTGTGCAGGCGATGGCCGCAGCCGCGCTGACCGGCGCATTGCAAAACCGTGCCGCGCCACAAGCGGGCTAACGTTCGAGCTAAGCGGGGACCAACACGATGAACAGTAATGCAGACACGCCAGCGGCCGTTGGGCCTCCGGTTGAGCGAGGGGTTAGGCCCGCTGTGGCCGAAGCGCACCCATGATGGAGAACCACATGCAGATGACCGCCGACGAGCAACACCGAGTAGAGACATTCGCGCCGCTGGCGCCCGGCCACCACGCCGACCCGCTGCTGGCTGCGCGTGGCGCACGCTACGGGGCCTTTGCCGACAACGCCAGCATCTCGCAGGCGCTGAAAGCGCAGATGCGGCAGACGCCGAAGTGGGGCGCGCTGGACCCGGACATGAAGGAGGCGCTGGAAATGGTGGCGCACAAGATCAGCCGCATCCTGGCCGGCGACCCGCACTATGACGATTCGTGGGTAGACATTGCCGGCTATGCCACTCGGGTGGCGGACAGGCTGCGGGCCTAACGTTCGAGCAAAGCAGGAGCCAACAGCATGAACAACGACACCGAAGCGAACGTCACTGAACCTGTTGGCGCTCTGCTTGTGCGAGGGGTTAGGCCCGCCGTGCCGAAGCGCGGACTGGTGGAGCGCCTACGCGACGACAACGCTGGTGCTGGCGACCTGGGCGACTTGGCATATGAAGCCGCCGACGAGCTAGTGCGCCTGCACGGCCAAATGGAAACGCTGGGCCGCTGGATCGTCGAAGCGCTGAAGGTGCTGGACACCATAGACCCCGACGACACGGAAGAAAGCGAGCGGCTGATGACACTCATCAAGGGCGGAGAGATGCTCTCCATGTCCGCGCTGGCGCCGCAGATGTGGGCCAGGGCACGCAAGAACGCCGGCAAGGGGCCGACGTGCAACGTGCTGCGGCCCTGGGAACAGCCCGAGTGAGCAGCGGGCCTAACGTTCGAGCACACCCGGGCCGTTAGGCCTCGGGATGGTGCGAGGGGTTAGGCGTCTTGGTGGATGAACGCGAGGAGCGACGAATGCTGAACATGCTGAAAGACCCGGCGAAGCGCGCAGAGTGGGTGTACGGCCAGCCGATGGCCCCGTGCCCGGCCTGCGGCAGCTACAACATGAAGCCGCAGATGCCGATTGCGATGGAGACAACCGGCAACGAGACGGCGCCGCAGCTTGTGGGCAAGTGGGCACGAGCCACCAAGGCCGGCGCTACACCGCTGCAAGGCCCGGCTTACTACGCCTGCTGGGACTGCTTCCACAAGGGGCCGGCCGTGGACTGCACCGGGCGCACCAGCGAGGACTGCCGCGCTGACCGCGCACTGAATGCGGAGATGAAGCGGCTGTGGAACGCGCAGACGCCTAACAGGTAGATATGCCGAAGTTGCAAAGTAAGTTCAGGCGCAAGAAGGCCCACCCAGCCAACGCCTGGAAGCGACTGCCGCCAGAGCAGGGCGCCGCGGTGCTCCGCGAAAGGCGCCAGCGACGCGATGCCGCGCGCATGGCCGGGCCAGCACCAGCCTACCCGCCAGAGCGTCGCCCGGGCCAGTACGCGGGCTACATCGAGATCCACGACGCCATCAATGGCTGGACCATCCGGCGTGACCTGGCAGTGCCCGGCGACCGCGGCCAGCGGCGGGCGAGGGTGGACAGCTGGGCCATGGTGCACGACGGCCAGACCCAGGCCACGGGCGGATGGCATGCGCTGTTCCGGTTCCTGGTGTCCAAGGTGCTGCCGGTGCCGATGTCTCTGCGCGCCTTCGCGACGCTGGAGCCATAGGCTTGACCATGGCCGCGGGTGCGCTACACTTCGCGCCACACGAAAAACGTGTGGCCTACGCGGGGCTGCGGCGCTCGCGGTGGAATCTGAGCCTGAATGCAGGCGATCCTTCGGGACATTCAGCTAGGCCGCCGCATCCGTGAAAACCTTTGAAGCCTGCCACGCGCAGGCTTCGTCGTTTCGGCCGGCACCTTCTCGCTTTCGCAACGATCTCTGGATCATCGAAGGTTTGCCGGCCACCTACTCACCGAAGCCTGTGCAGGGTGGGCTCATGCCCAAGTCACCAGGCACCTTCACGCATGGGCGTGCTGCCGGTGTCGCAGCTGCAAACCGAAGGACGCACGACGGCGCCCAGCCGTGAGGGTCAAGCGCCCTGGGCGCAGGGTCGGGGCATCCCGGCCGCCCTCAACCCCCACTGCCCATTCGGCCATCCTCGCGCGCCAGCGCACGGCCACGGGCTCCGCAAGCTGCGTGTGCAAGGAACTGCAGCAGCTGGCCGACGCGAACCGAACAAGTCCCCCGCGGTTCTCCCGGGCACGACGGCGGGCGGCTCGCACCACGAAGGAACCACCATGAACCTGCAAGACGTGAAGGCCGCCTACCTGGCCCGCCACTGGGCCAGCCTGGACGACAGCGCGCGCGACCACGTGCACAAGTTCGTGGAGTTCCTGGAAGCCGCCCTGGCCGCGCTGGATCCGGCGCCCGCCGCGGAAGCTGAAGCCAGCGCCATGCCGGCCGTGGTGGCCGCCGTGACCGAAGATCCGGCCCCGCCCGTGGTGGCCGAAGCCCCGCCGGAAGCCCCGGCCGTCGACCCGGCCCCGGAAGCCGCACCGGCTGAAGCCCAGGCCGCCCCCGAGACCACGCTGCCCGCGGATCCTCCCGCCGCCTGAGCCTGGCCATGGGCCGCCCGTCCAAGTTGTCCGATTCGTCCTGGTCCCGCCTGGAAAGGCTGGCCCTGGAAGGCGAAAGCCAATCAGACCTGGCGCGCGATTTCAAGGTCAGCAAGGCCACGGTAAGCAAGCGGCTGAAACTGGTCAAGCCGCAAGACGATCAGGCGCCCGTGCGGGCAAGTCGCGCATCGAAGGACGCTGGCGCTGGCTTCGTGTACGTCATCTTCATCGATGCCGGTGGCGAAAGGTTCTTCAAGATCGGGTCTTCTGGCGACCTGATGAAGCGGGTTGCGACACACCAGTGCTCGTCCCCGTTCGAAGTCTCCGTCGCCCTTTCCTATTTCGTCAGGGACATGGCGGCGGAAGAGCGCCATCATCACCAGTGCTTCGCTGCGAAGAAAATCCGAGGCGAGTGGTTCAAGCTGGACTGCGAAGACTTGCAGCGAATCGCGGCTCGCGCGCTGCTGCTGAAGGCTTGAGCCGTGGGACGCAAGTCGAAACTGACCGATGCCCAATGGGCCGAGGTCGAGCGCCGACTTCTGGCCGGCGAGAAGCGGGACCACTTAGCGCGAGAGTTCAAGGTTTCTGGGCCGGCGATCACGCAGCGATGCGGGAAGCGGTTAGTTACGGTGAAAGCCGTGGCGAATCAATTGGTTAGCGCGGAAGTTTCGCTCCGTAAGTTACCAATAGCTGACCAAGTTCAGGCCCTGAACCTAGCCGATGAACTCCGGTCGATCAGCACGCACCTGGCCGGCGCCGCCCGCTACGGCGCGGCCACTGCGCACCGACTGGCCGGCATCGCGAACGGCAAGGTTGCCGAGGTGGACGACGCGGCCCCATTGACCGCTGAAGGCGTGGAAGCCCTGAAAGGTGTGGCTGTGCTGACGAAGTTGGCCAACGACAGTGCCGTCATCGGCCTGAACCTGCTGGCTGCCAACAAGGACAGCGCAAAGCGCGCAGAGATCGCCGAAGTCCCGGACGGCCTGGGCCACTTCTACGGCGAAGGTGCCAGCCTCCCTTAACCCGGCGCTCCGCGACTTCTGGCTGGCGCCCGCACGCAACCGCGTGCTCTACGGCGGCCGGGCATCTTCGAAGTCCTGGGACGCGGCGGGCTTCGCGACGTTCCTGGCCAACAAGTACCGGCTGCGCGTGCTCTGCGTGCGGCAGTTCCAGAACCGCATCGCCGAGTCGGTCTATTCGCTGCTGAAGGTCCAGATCGAGCGCTTTGGCCTGGGCGGCAGATTCGACATCCAGCGGGACAAGATCCTGAACGATGTCACCGGCAGCGAATTCCTGTTCTACGGTCTGTGGCGGTCGATCGATGAAATCAAGTCGATGGAGGGCATCGACATCCTCTGGATCGAAGAGGCCCACAACCTGACCGAAGAGCAGTGGAAGGTCCTGGAGCCGACGATCCGCAAGGCGCACTCGCAGATCTGGGTGGTCTTCAACCCGAAGCTGGCCACAGACTTCGCCTACAAGCGCTTCGTGACCGACCCGCCACCGAACACGGTGGTTCGGAAGATCAACCACGACGAGAACCCGTTTCTGTCGGACACGATGCGGGCGATCATCGACGCCGCGCGCCTGGCCGACCCGGAAGACTATGACCACGTCTACGGCGGCAACCCGCTGCAGGACGACGATGCCGTCATCATCAAGCGGTCGTGGATCATGGCCGCGGTGGACGCCCACAAGAAGCTGGGCATGCAGCCGGTGGGCCGCAAGCGCATTGGCTTCGACGTGGCCGACTCTGGCGTCGACAAGTGCGCCGCGGTCTACGTTCACGGGCCGCTGGTGTCATGGGCCGACCTGTGGAAGGGCGCCGAAGACGAACTGCTGAAGTCCTGCACGCGGGTCTGGACAGCTGCGCGTGAGCGCGAAGCGTCGATCACCTACGACTCGATCGGCGTGGGTGCAGCGTGCGGTGCCAAGTTCGGCGAGTTGAACAAGGCCGTCGGCGGCCGCGTGGCCTACACGAAGTTCAACGCCGGCGGCGCGATCTTCAGGCCCGAGGCGGTCTACAGCGCCGGCACCAAGAACAAGGACATGTTCAGCAACATCAAGGCGCAGGCCTGGTGGCTGTTGGCCGACCGATTCCGCGACACCTACAACGCGGTCACGAAGGGCGAGAGCTTCGACCACGCGGACCTGATCAGCTTGGACAGCAACATGCCGAACCTGTCGGCGCTGATCGATGAGCTCGCGACCCCGCTGCGCGACTACGACAACGCGGGCCGGGTCAAGGTCGAGAGCAAGAAAGACTTGGAGAAGCGCGAGATCCCGTCGCCGAACCTGGCCGACGCCCTTGTGATGGCTTTCGCGCCCGGCGTGGAGCCGCTGCGCATCAACCCCGCCATGCTTGCGCGGGCATAGGAACCGACCATGGCAGACAACAGCACGCTGCCGGCCGACGGCGACCAGATCCGCGACATCGACCGCGGTGGCGTCAAGACCCAGGTGGTCCAGATCGACGTGGGCGGCGCCGCGGGCGAAGTCCTGGCGTCCGCATCGAACCCAGTACCGGTGTCTGCCACCGCGCTGCCGCTGCCCGCGGGTGCTGCAACCGCTGCAGGCCAGGCCGACATCGTCGCGGCCATCAATGCCAACGGCGGCGGCGGTGGTGGTGGCGGCGGATCGGTCACGGTCTCCAACTTCCCGGCGACCCAGCCGGTCAGTGCGGCGGCGCTCCCACTGCCAGCTGGTGCGGCAACGGCTGCCGGCGTGGCCGCGGTGGTCACTGCGCTGGGCTCTCCCATGCAGGCCGGCGGCGCGGTCAGCATCACGGGCACCGCGGCGGTCAGCGTGGCGTCGCTGCCCCTGCCTTCTGGCGCGGCGACCGCGGCCGGCGTCGCGGCTGTCGTCACGGCCCTGGGCTCGCCGCTCCAGGCGGGCGGCACCGTGGCCCTGGACGGCGCCACGCTCACGGCGCTGGAGAACATCAACGCCACGGTGACCGGCACGGTGGCCCTGGACGCGCCTTCGCTGGCGGCCCTGGAGAACACCAACGTCACCCTGGCCGGCCTGACCTACCCGGCGAGCACGAACAACAGCAGCGCCGCGCAACTGCTGCCGGGCACGCCTTTCGTGGGCTTGATCGAGACCATCCAGAACCAGCAGGCGGCCCAGATCGAAGTGGTCTGCGATCAGCCGTACCGCGTCACGGTCAACCAATACATCGACGCCGGCGGCACAAAGCGCACGTCTTCGGATGTCTTCACCCGGGCCGCGCGCACGCCGCTGTCGGTGAACGTCACGCTGCCGGGGAACTACTTCAACGCGGTGGTGGAAAACCTGGGCAATTCGACCACGGTCGGCTTCGCCCTGGACACCACCTTCGGGATCATGGACTCCGCGCCGCGGAGCGTGGGCCGCAAGGTGCAAGACGAGTCCATGCCGGTCGCGCTGTCGGCGGAAGACTCCGACACGCTGCTGGCCATCCAGCAGGCCCTGGGCCCACTCCTGAGCGCCCGCGGCGCTTCGGGCGAGCTCCGCGTCACGCTGCTGGGCGGCACCGTGGCCACCGTCACCACGGTGACGACTGTCAGCACCGTGACCACCGTCGGCACTGTGACCACGGTCGGCACGGTCTCCGCACTGACCAACCAGGTCAGCATGGGCGGCTACGGCGCGAACAACCAGATCCCGGCGCTCATGAACGGTGCGGCCGCCTCCAACATCGACCGCATGGTGGGATAAGAACATGGCCACACAGAACAACAAGCCTCTGCTGCACCGCAAGGAATGGCAGTTCCAGACGCCGGCCCCGGTGGCATCGGCTGCGGCCATGTTCTTCTGCGTCGACCCGGAGCAACGCAACAACCTGGCGCTCTACGTCACGTCGGCGACGGTGCAGTACCTGTACCACCACGACGAAGACGCCTTCGTGCAGATCCCCAGCGGCGCGCTGGCGGGCGCCTTCGGCGCTGGCGCCTGCGGCACGGTCGCGCGCTGGTCGAACACCGTCACCGCCAACGGCGGCAGCACCACGGCCGCCACCACGGCGGCCGCGATCACCGGTCTGTGCATCGGCCGCACGGTGCGGTTCCTGACCGGCCTGAACGCCGGCGTGGAAGCCACGATCACCGGCGCGATCATCAACATCGGCGGCACCAGCACCATCCAGTTCGCGGCGCTGGGCTCTGCGGTGGCCAACACCGACACGTTCATCGTGGACACCGGCACGGCCTACGTCATGAACGCCGGCACGATCGCCGCGGGCATCTGGCGCAGCTACGACTTCCTGACCGGCACCTGGACTTCGCTGACCACCACGAACCTGCCGGCCACCTGGGGCACCGATGGCGCCCTGGTGGCCACGCCTTCGGGGGATGTCCTGGCCAGCGGCACGGCCACCAGCGGCAGCACGACGACCCTGGTCAACAGCGGCAAAAGCTGGGCCACCAACCAGTGGGCGAACTTCCGCGTTCGCATCACCGCGGGCACCGGCAAGGGCCAGGTCGCCAGCATCACGACCAACACCGGCACCACGCTGACTTTGCCCACGCTGGGCACCGCGCTGGACGCCACCAGCCAGTACGTCATCGAAGGGAATGACGACTACCTGTACTTGCTGGGCAACAACGCGGTGACGATGTACCGCTTCAGCCGCAGCGCAAACGCCTGGACCGTGCTGGCGCCCACCACCGCGCGCGCTGCCGCTCCGGTGGCCGGCATGACAGCCGACTGGGTCGGCCAGACTGGTGACGCGAACTGGGCGCTGGAAACGGCGGTGCAGGACGGCCGCTACATCTACAGCTTCCGCGGTGGTGCGGCCGGCACGCTGGACCGCTACGACATCGCCGGCGGCACGGCTGGCGCGGGCGCGTGGGCGAACATCGCCTACCCGGGCCTGCAGGAGACCTTCACCACCGGCACGTCTTCCGCCCGGTCCGGCCGCTACATCTACCTGCGCAAGGACGGCACGAATCGGTATTTCAAGTTCAGCGTGCGCGGCGGCTACCTGGAGCCCCTGAGCACCAACCTGTTCGCCGACGGCGCGGGCGTGCTGGGGAGGAAGATCTGGGTCAAGGACTACGACGGCACCGGCGTCCTGAAGTGGCTCTACGCACTGCGCAACTCCGGCACCGAGCTCCACCGCTTGCCGCTCTTCTGATCGCGATGCTGCTGCTTCTGTTTCGGCGCGCAGTACGCCGTGTGAACCGCGGGCGCATCGCGCTGGCCGACGCAGCGCTGTGGGCTGTCGCTGTCGCCGACGCGCCGGTGGCCGCGCTGGCGCTGTCCGATGCGGCGATCAACGGCCTGGCCGTCGGTGACGCCCCGTGAAGACCTACGTTGTCGGCACAGCGGTGCGGCTCTCTGCCGATCTCACGCTGCTGGCCACCGGCGCACTGACGGACGCAACCATGACCATCAAAGTCAAGACGCCGGACGGCACGGTCACGGCGCTGACAGCCACGCGCGACGCGGCCGGCAAGTTCCACGCGGACTACCTGACCGCGATGCTGGGCCTGCACCGATACGAAGCCATCGCCACGGGCGCGGCCCAGGCCGCAGCTGTCGGCCAGTTTCTGGTGACCCAGGCGGTCTTCTGACATGCTGAAGCGTCTTCGTTCATGGGTTGCCCGGCTGATCACGCCGGCGCCGACCCCGGCCCAGGCTGCGGCGCCGAAGGAAGCGCCGCGGCGCAAGCGCGTCAGCGAAACCGCGCTGGCCTACGCCGGCGCACAGAAGGCCCCGCTGACGCCGTTCGGCGCCACGCTGCCGAAGGCCCAGACCGCCTTCAAGCTGCCGAGTGTTCCCAAGGGCGTGATCTCGAAGGAAGCCCAGATGGCCGCGGACAGCGCGCCGTCGGACCTGTTCGGCTGGGCCGTCAATGACGCCCTGAGCGAAGGACTCTTCTTCCCCGGCTACCCGTATCTGAGCGAGCTCACGCAGCGCGCCGAGTACCGCCGGCCGGCCGAGATGCTGGCGCAGAACATGACGCGCAAGTGGATCCGGTTCCAGGCCACGGGCGACGATGCCGAAGCGAAGGCCGACAAGATCAAGGCCATCGAAGCCGAGTTCAAGCGCATCAATGCGCGCGAGGTCTTCAAGAAGGCGCTGGAGTTGGACGGCTTCTTCGGACGCGCGCAGGTCTTCATCGACTGCGGCAACGAGGACGACGACGGCGAACTGAAGGTGCAGCTGTCGCAGAGCGCCGACAAGATCACGAAGGGCATGCTGCAGCGCCTGCAGGTGGTGGAACCGCTCTGGACCTACCCGGACAAGTACAACACCACGAACCCGCTGCGCGACGACTTCTACCGCCCGCAGTCGTGGTTCATCATGGGCCGCCAGGTGCACGCCTCGCGCCTGCTGACCATCGTCAGCCGACCGGTGCCGGACATGCTGAAGCCGGCCTACATCTTCGGCGGCCTGAGCCTGTCGCAGCTGGCGAAGCCCTACGTGGACAACTGGCTGCGCACGCGCCAGTCGGTGTCGGACCTGCTGGCCGCTTTCAACGTCTTCGTGCTGAAGACGAACATGGCCGCCACGCTGTCGGGCGACGAGGACGACAACCTTTTCACGCGCCTGGACCTGTTCAACAGGCTGCGAGACAACCGCGGCGTCTTCGCGCTGGACCAAGATACCGAAGACTTCCAGAACGTCAGCGCGCCCCTGAGCGGCCTGGACCACCTGCAGGCCCAGGCCCAGGAGCACATGAGCGCCGTGACCGGCATCCCGCTGGTGGTGCTGCTGGGCATCACGCCTTCGGGCCTGAACGCCAGCAGCGAAGGCGAGCTCCGCGCCTTCTGGGATTGGATCGAAGCGCAGCAGGAAAGCCACCTGCGGCCGCCGCTGACCAAGGTGCTGAACATCGTGCAGCTGTCCCTGTTCGGCGAAGTGGATCCTGAGATCACCTTCACCTTCGTGCCGCTGGGCGACAAGAGCGAGACCGACAAGGCCGCGGTGCGCAAGACCAACGCCGACACCGCGGCGGTGCTGATCGACAAGGGCGTGATCGACGCCGAGGAAGAGCGCGAGCGCCTGGCGCGCGAGGAAGAAAGCCTGTACGCCGGCCTGGACCTGACCAAGGTCATCGAGCCGCCGGCGCAGCCCGGGATGCCCGGTATGCCTGGAGAGCCTGGCGGCGAGGAAGATCAGGCTGACCTGGCCGCGATGATGGCCGGCCAGCCCGGTGGTGCGCCTGGCCAGCCGCCCGCGCAACCCGCGCCGCCGGCGCAGCCTGGAACGAAGCCGCCGCTGCAGTGAAGGAACACCGCAGTTCAGGCGAGATCGCGGCCGAGATTGCCGCCTCGCTCATGTGGGGTCCGAAGCCCCGGATCGAGATCGCCGAAGCCGTGGGCTTCACCGCGAAGCGCACCGCCGCGCTTGCCAAGTACCTGCAGCAGTTTCGCGACTCCGGCTGCATCTACGTCCACGGGTACACAGACCGCGGCCGCGAGATCTTCGGCTGGCAGCCAAAGCCTTTCGCGTTGCCTGACGCGGTGCGCACGGAGAAGGAAAAGCCGGCGAAGAAATCCCCCGGCACCTTGCGCGTCACGGTGGGCGGCGTGGAGATGTCGCTGACCGAAGCCGCCAAGGCTCTGGGCATGCGTCGCGGCACGGTGGAGTATCGATACCGGCACAAACTGCCGATGTTTGCTGGCGACTTGAGAAGGTGCCAACAGCCGCCGGCGTGAAGCGCCGGCCCATGCCGCCCGGCACGCTGGCGCCCGTCCGGCCCAGCGCAGCGATCGAAGCCCTGTACCGCAAGCGGCTGCAGGCGCTGATCGACGAGATGCACGCCAGCCTGCTGTGGTGGATCGGCGCGACCTACAAGGCGAAGCCGCCGGAGATGGCCCAGGACAAGAGCCCGGCCGCCACGCTCCAGGAAGCCGTCGACAAGTTGCGGCGCCGCTGGGAAAAGCGCTTCGATGAAGCCGCGCCGCGGCTGGGCAAGTGGTTTGCGCTGTCGGTGATGCAACGCAGCGACCGGGCCCTGGAAGAGATCCTTCGCGAAGCCGGTCTGAGCGTGCGCTTCCAGATGCCGCGCGCAGCGAACGATGTCCTGCAGGCCACGACGGCCGAGAACGTGTCGCTGATCAAGAGCATCGCCCAGCAGCACCTGACCCAGGTCGAAGGCCTGGTGATGCGCAGCGTGCAACAGGGCCGCGATGTCGGCGGCCTGGCGAAGGAACTGGAAGCGCGCTACGAGATCACCCGGCGCCGCGCTGAATTGATAGCCAGGACCGAATCCAACAAGGCCACCGCAATGATCCAGCGCGTGCGCCAGCAGTCCGTGGGCATCACGCACGCCGTCTGGGTGCACTCCCGCGGAAGCACGCACAAGCGGCCGTCCCACGTGAAGGCCGGCGAAGACAAGGTGGTCTTCGAAGTTGCCAAAGGCTGGTTTGACCCGGACGAAGGCGAATACATCTGGCCAGGCACCTTGATTAACTGCAAGTGCTTCAGCCGGCCCGTGCTACCGAAAGCGAAAACCGCATGACCCTGTCCCGCCTGGTGCCACCGCAGCGCTTGAAGCCGGTGGCCGGGGCAGTGGTGCGCCTGGCGCTGGACGACTGGAAGGAAGGCGACCACCCGCGAGCCGAGAACGGCCAGTTCGGATCCGGCGGCGGGTCGGCGGCAACGAAACCGGCTACGAAGCCGACCACGGCCGAAGGAAAGATCCGCGCCGCGTGGTCTGGCAATGGCGCGGCCATCGGCAAGGCCCACCCGGTGACCGTTGAGCACAACGGCAAGACGGTCAATTTCATGGCCCGGCAGGACTCGCTTTCCAATGGCAAGACGCCGGCGCCGTTGCATTTGTCGATCGTCAAGCGTGGCCGGATGCTGAAGGACTCCCCGGAGACCTGGATCCGCGTGGGCTACAAACTGAACAGCAAGGACCAGCTGCTGCCGGAAGGTATCCCGCAGGAACTGACGGACGAAGAGGCAGAGAAGTTCAATTCCAACTTCAAGCCTGAAAAGAGCGGCGGCACCGACGCCAAGATTAAGGCGCTCTTCAGCAAGTCGCTGGGCATGAAGCGCGCCGACATGCCGCAGATCCCAAAGCGGTACCAGGCCGAGTTCCTGAAGGAGCTTGATGCCGACACTCCGGTGCGCCACGAAGTGGTCAAGGCCGAATCGCTCAAGCCGACGCAGGAAGACTACAAGGCCGACACCATCAAGCAGATGGTCGAAGCCGGCGTCGACCCGAACAAGGGCAGCATCGTGGTGTCCAGCGACGGCTACGTGCTGGATGGGCACCACCGCTGGGCCGCCTCTGCCCTGAACGGCCAAAGCATCAATGCCATCAAGGTCGGCCTGCCGATCCGTCGCCTGCTGTACGCCGCGGAGCAATTCAACCAGCGGCACGGCGTCGAACGCCGCTACGCCGACGAAGTGAAGGCCGCGGCCGACGCCTGGGTGGAAGCCGATCATCCGCGGTCTGAAAACGGCCAATTCGGCAGCGGCGGCGCTGGCGCGACCAGTCCGTCATTCAGCGGCGCGCCGCAAGTGCACCCGCCGCCGGCCAGCGCGCAAGCCCAGGCGATCACGCAAGCGCCAGGCGCCCAGGCTTTCATGTCGCAAGGCCTTTACAACGAAGCCAGGCGCGCGATCGCGCTCTACTCGAAGGAAGAGGAAGCCAGCGCGCCCCTGACCCAGGCCGAACGCGACAAGGCCGTCAAGGACCTGGCTGGCCACCTGGCCGCGGCCCATGCAGCGAAGCCGGAATACGACTCCAAGCTGACCGACATCGGCAAGAAGATCGGCGCCGAAGTGATGCTGGCCAAGGTCAAGGGTGGCGAACGGCTGCTGGAGAAGCACACCCGGGACAACGCCGGCAACCCGGCGGAAATGAAGGACCTGGTGCGCGGTTCGCTGATCGTCAAGAACCTGGACGAAGTAGGCCCGGCCCTGGCCGAGATCGAGAAGCACTTCAAGGTGGCCCGCGTCAAGGACCGCTTCGCGAAGCCGACGAATGCCGGCTACAGCGATCTGCTGATCAACGTGAACCTGCCGGGCGGCATCCAGGGCGAAGTGCAGATCCACATTCCGCAGATGCTGGCCGCCAAGAACGATCTGGGCCACGCGCTCTACGAAATCGAACGCAAGCTGCCGGTGGGCACGCCGCTGCAGGAGCAGCTGGCGGAACTGCAGACCCGTGTGTACGGGTCCGCGCGATCAGCAGCGAATCAGGTGCTGGAATCGGCCCGGTCGAAGCGGTTGACGCCGGAGAACAGCCAGGCGGCGAATTCCTCGCGCGACAAGTCGTCGCCGTCGCGGCCGGCTTTGGACGCATTGCCGTATGGCCTGCCGTCCAGCGACCCGCGCTTTTCAAACGCGAAGCAAGTTCGATCGGGGAGCATCACGACGGGGATGCTGTCCACGTCGAGGAATCGAGATCCTTCGGGCACTTCGGACAGTTTCATCGGGGCTTCTCCTTTCCCCTCAATTCTACCGCTGGCGCAGGACGAAGAGCATTGGATCACCGTCAACGGCGGCGAAGGCAAGGGCACGCCGCTGCTGATCTCCGGCGGTGGCGTGGTGGTGGGCGGCGCCGGCGGCAACCTGAACGGCAAGGTGCTGGACCCAAAGTCCAAGAGCGCACCGCGCGCCTCGGAGCCCAGCAAGGCCAGCAAGTCGGCCGACATCGCGAAGGCGCTGCAGAACCGCAACCGCTCCAGCGCCGCCAGCGTGGCGCAGATGAACCGCATCGCGGCGAACCCGAACCCGCGCCTGATGATGGCCGCGCCGACCATGAACGACGGCGCCCCGGTGGTGACCGACCTGGAAGGCAAGGGCATCGCGAAGCTGACCGGGCACCGCGACTGGGTGGTGACCGGCAAGCGCGAGATCGCTGTCCGCTACGCGGTGGTGGAGGCCGACCAGCTGGCCGCATCGAACCGCGCCGACGGCACCAAGAACGACGACTACGCCAAGAACCCGGACAAGCTGGTGGCGATCAACAACGGCCGCACGGCCGCGATGATCGAGGCCTACTCGCGCGGCACGGCTGACGCCTACAAGGACGCAATCGCCAAGGCCGAGCGCGTGCACGGCATCAAGGGCAAGGACATCAAGGCCATGAAAGCCCCGGTCCTGGTGCGTGTGATGGACGCGGCCGACGTGGACGAACACATCGGCGACGAGAGCAACAGCGGCATGACTTTGAGCCTGTCAGCCGTGGAGCAGGCGCAGAACGACGCGGCCCGCTTCGACCCGTCAGCCATCGAGTACAACGACGACGGCGCACCGACCGACGCCAGCGTGAAAGGCTTCATCAACGCGATGCCCGAGGCCGAACGGCAAAGCCTGGCGCCCAATGGCCGCCCGACGAAGCAGGCCATCGACCGCATGCTGGCGGCCACGTTCCATGCAGCCTACGGCGACAGTGAGCTTGTCGGCCTCATGGCCCAGGCCACCGACCCGGAGTCGCGCAACCTGATCAGCGGCATGAGCAAGGCCGCTGGCCCCATGGCGAAACTGAAGGACGCGGGCGAACTGGACATCCGAGAACTTGTGACCGGTGCCGCGAAGCAGATCATCAACGCGGTGCGCTCCGGCGTGTCGATCAAGAAGTTCCTGAAGCAGGGCGACCTGTTGACGAACAGCGCCGAAGACCAGATCGCAGCCCTGTTCGCCGAGAACGCGCGCAGCGCCAAGGCCATCGGCGAGCGCCTGAGCGCCGCGGCGAACTTCGCCTATGAAGAGTCGCAGAAGGGCGGGACCGATATGTTCGGCGAAGCCATCCCCCAGGCCTCGCGCACCGACGTGCTGGAGAACTTGCATGCTCAGCCCTGACGCGAAGGCCATCTGGAAGAGCAAAGCCGGCGCAAGCCTCATGGCCGCCATGCTTGGCGAGCAAGAGCCGGACGACGAAGCGAAGAAGGCGGCCGCGGAGCTCGCGCGCCTGTCTGCGCCGGCGCCGGACCTGGCCAGCGACGAAGCCCTGGTGATCCGCCCCCGCGTGCCGGGCCTGGCCTTCGACAAGGCCAGCGTGCGCAGCTTCGACGTGGACGGCCGGCTGCGCGTGGAACTGACCAACATCAGCAAGGCCACGGTCAACGGCTACCTGGGCAGCGAGATCCCGGGCGGCGAAGAACTGGGCCTGGATCCGCGCCGGATCTACCAGCTGCTGCGCGACCCGCAGGAACTGGAAGCGGCCGCGGACACCTTCAACAGCATCCCGGTCCTGAGCGAGCACCGGCCGGTCTCTGCCGACGATCACCAGCCCGACCTGGTGGTGGGCAGCACCGGCACCGACGCAGTCTTCGAAGCCCCCTACCTGAAGAACAGCCTGGTGGTCTGGGCCGCGGATGCCATCAAGGGCATCGAGAACGGCGAGCAGCGCGAACTGTCGTGCGCCTATCGCTACACCCCGGTCATGGAGCCGGGAACCTATCAAGGCGACCGTTACGACGGCCGCATGACCTCCATCGTGGGAAACCACGTGGCGCTCGTCCAAACAGGGCGAGCAGGCCCCGACGTCGTCGTGGGCGATTCTCAACTCACCAAGGACCAAACGATGAAGAGCAAGCCCCTTTCCCGGCATGCGACGATGGCGAAGGGGGCCCTGGTCGGCCTCGTGATGCCACGCCTCGCGGTCGACCAGAAGATCGACTTCAACGCTCTCCTGACCGGCGTCACGGCCGCGAACTGGAAGAGCAAGAAGACCGACATCGCGAAGGCCATCCGCCCCAAGCTGGCCGCGGACGCCGACATCGCCGACGTGGCCAAGTTGCTGGACGCTTTCGACCCGGGCACCCCGGGCATGGAAGACGCGCCGCCGGCCGCACCGGACAACAACGAGATGCTGGACGCGGTCGACGCCGACCCGACCGAAGAGATCCTGGCCATGCTTCGCGGCAAGGTCAGCGATGAGGACCTGGCGGCGGTCGCAGCGAAGCTGCAGTCGCTCCTGGCCCCGGCCGCCGACGAATTCCCGCCGACGCCTCCCGACACCCCGATCGACAACCCCGCCGACCCCATGGCGGAAAAGAAGGAGCCTCCTGCCATGGACGCTGTGAACAAGCTGGTCGCTGCGGCGATCGAAAAGCAAAAGGCCGAAGCGCGCGACGCCGCCGAAGCCCGTGAAGCCGTGCGCCCCTTCGTGGGCAGCGTGGCCGTCGCGCTGGACAGCGGCGAGGCGATCTATCGCGCCGCCCTGACCATGCTGGGCGTGAAGCACGAAGGTGTGCACGCCAGCGCGCTGCGCGCAGTGCTGGATGCGCAGCAGAAGCCCGGCACGACCCGCAGCACGCTCGCCCAGGACGCCGCCCCGAACGGCGAATTCCTGACGCGCTTCCCCGAACTGGCCAACAAGTAAGCAGGAGCCACATCCATGTTCCCTACCCAAGTCAATGGTGTGCAAGCGCCGGCCGTCGCCGGTGACTTCGCCGACAAGAACCCCCGCTCTTCCGTGATGGCGGGCCCTGGCGCGCTGGTGGCTGGCGCTGCCGGCGTCACCGTGGGCCGCTTCGCCTGGTGGGACAACGCGAACCAGTCGAAGGTCAGCAACACGGGTTTCGGCCCGGTGGCGGGCTTCGTGGCTCGCGTCCAGCAGGCGCTGATCACGGCCTTCCTGGCCGAAGGCTCCAACGTCATCCCCGCGGGCCATCCGCTGACCCTGCACAGCGCTGGCGCCTTCTGGGTCCAGAACGACGGCAGCGGTGAAGCGCTGGTGGGCCAGAAGGCCTACGCGAACTACGCCGACGGCAAGGTCAGCTTTGCCGCGGCCGGCGCGCCGGCCACGGCCAGCGGCACCGCGTCCAGCATCGCTGCCGCGACCGCCATCAGCATGACCGGCTCGATCACCGGCAACGTGCTGACGATCACCGCGGTGTCCACCGGCACCATGGTCCCGGGCGCGATCCTGACCGGCTCTGGCGTGGCCACCGGCACCCAGGCCACCGCGCAGTTGACCGGCACGGCCGGCGGCATCGGCACCTACCTGGTCAACATCCCCGACCAGGCGGTGGCGTCCACCACCATCGGCGGCACCTACGGCACGCTGACCGTCGGCGGCACCGTCACCGGCGCTTTCGGCGTGGGCAACACCCTGAGCGGTTCCGGCGTCACGGCCGGCACCACGATCTGGGGCCTGGGCACGGGCACCGGCGGCGCTGGCACCTATGTCGTGAGCCCGTCGCAGACCGCGGCCAGCACCACGATCACGGCGGCCACCAACGTCGAAACCAAGTTCGTCGCCATGTCGGCCGGCCCCGCCGGCGGCCTGGTGAAGATCTCTTCTCATCTCCTGGGGTAATCGCACCATGCAACGCAACACCATCAACGCGGGCGAACTTGCCGCCCTGCAAAACGCCGGCATCTCGATGTTCGGCGCCGCGCTGGTCCTGGCTGACAACGACCCCTGGAAGAAGAACTTTCAGATGGCCGCTGACGCCCAGCCGGCACTCATCACCACGGCCAATTCGGGCATCCCCGCCTACCTGACCACGGTGGTGGACCCGCAGCTGCTGCGCATCCTGACGGCCAAGAACAAGGCCGCGCAGATCTTCGGCGAAGAGCGCAAGGGCTCGATGCTGGACCAGCAGATCATGTTCCCGGTCGCTGAACAGACCGTGGAAGTGTCGGCCTACGGCGACTTCGCCAACAACGGCCGCGCCGGCGTGAACCTGAACTTTCCGCAACGCCAGTCCTTCAACTACCAGGTCATCACCGAATACGGCGACATCGAAGCCGAACGCGCTGGCCTGGCGAAGATCGGCTGGGCTGCGGAGATCAAGGAAGCCGCGGTCAACGGTCTGAACAAGTACCAGAACCTGACCTACTTCTACGGCGTGGACGGCCTGCAGAACTACGGCCTGCTGAACGACCCGAGCCTGGCCGCAGCGCTGACCCCGGCCACCAAGGCCGCGACCGGCACCGCGTGGATCGACTCCGCTGGCACCATCAAGGCAACGGCGAACGAGGTCTACGCCGACATCGAAGCGCTGATCACCAAGCTGATCACGCAGTCGGCCGGCAACATCGAACTGGACACGCCGATCATCCTGGCCATGTCGCCGAAGTCCAGCATGGCGCTGACGATCACCAACAGCTTCGGCCTCACGGCCCGGGACATGCTCTCCAAGAGCTTCCCCAACGTGAAGATCGAAACGGCGATCCAGTACGGCGTGAAGTCGACGCAGAACCCGCAGGGCAACGCCGCCGGCGAACTGGTGCAAGCCATCGCCACCACGGTCGAAGGCCAGGGCACCGGATACTGCAGCTTCAACGAGAAGCTGCGCACCTTCCAACCGGTGCGCGGCCTGTCGTCCTGGCAGCAGAAGTTCGCGCAGGGTTCGTGGGGTTGCATCATCAAGCAGCCCTTCGCCATCTCCCAGATGCTGGGCATCTGAACGGCTGACCGAAGGTCAACTGCAACCCCGAAGGCCGCCGGCAACCCCGGCGGCCTTTTCTTTTCCTGGAGAACACATGAGCGAACAACAGAACGGCGCGCCGCAAGTCGCGACCAAGAGCCGCGGCAGCGACACCGTGACCATCGCCTGCAAGCTGCCGCACGGCATCGTGCTGCGCGCCTTCCACATGGCCACGGTCGCCGAGCCCGTCATGGGCGGCGGCTCGCGCGACGTGAAGAAGGCGCAGCAGCTGCCCGGCGAATTTGTCGTGCTGGGCACGTCCTTCCCGCAGAACGGCGCCCCCCGTGGCCGCATGGAATTCGGCTACGCGCTGACCATGGGATGCCCGAAAGAACTGTGGGACCGCTGGCTGGAAGACAACAAGGCCACCCCGATGGTCGTGAACGGGCTGATCTTCGCGCACGACAGCGAGAAGAGCACCGTGTCCGAGGCCCGCGAAAAGGAGGCCGTGCGCAGTGGCTTCGAACGCCTGGACCCGAACAAGCTGCCCAAGGGCATCGAGAAGGCCAAGCTGGCCACGGCCTGAAGCCATGAGCGTGGTCTTCAACTATGCCCAATGGGCCGCACGTTTCCCGGAATTGGCCGGGTACGTCGCGGAGCCATTGGCCAGCGCGTACTTCGATGAAGCCACGCTCTACCTGAGCAATGACGACAGCGTGTCGCGGGTCAAAAACCAGGCCCGCCGCGCGCTGATCCTGAACCTGATCGTCGCCCACATCGCGAAGCTGAACCCGACCGCAGGCGGCGACGCCGCTGCGCTGGTGGGCCGCATCAGCAGCGCGACCGAAGGCAGCGTGACGGTCCAGACCGACCTGCAGATCAAGAGCGAAGCCGCTCAGTGGTGGCTGCAAACGCCCTACGGCCTGCAGGCCTGGCAGGCGCTGGCCCCGTACCGCACGGCGGTCTACGTGCCCGGCCACCAGCGCCGCATGAGCCCCTACGGGAGTTACCGTGGGTGAAGCCGTCGAGATCAGCGGCGGCGACAAGCTGCAGGCGAAGCTGAAGGAACTGGCCGACGGCCTGGCCAAAGGCGCGCTGCTGCGCGTCGGCTTCCTGGAAGGTGCCACGCACACGCACAGCGACCTACCCATGGCGGCGATCGCGGCGATCCAGGAATTCGGCGCACCCGCTGCCGGCATCCCGCCGCGGCCTTTCTTCCGCAACATGGTCGCGCAGTATTCCGGCGACTGGGGCGAGCAACTGGCCGAGCAGTTGAAGGTCGCGGACTACGACTCCTGGCAGGCGCTGTTCGTGATGGGCCTGGCCCTGCGCGGCGAGCTCCAGCAGTCCATGACGGACCTGGACAGCCCGCCGCTGTCGCCGGTGACCCTGATGCTGCGCAAGATGCAGATGGCCCCGGAGAACCGGACGATCACCGGCAAGGTGGTCGGCGAAGCCGCTGCGCGAGTGGCCGCCGGCGAGTCGCCTGGGGGTGTTTCCACGAAGCCGCTAATCTGGACCGGTGAGCTCCAGTCCGCGGTCGACTTCGAAGTGCACGAATGAACAGGCCCACCGCCCAAGAGGTGCGCGCGCGCCTCAATTACGACCCCGAATCGGGTGTGATCACGTGGCGCACTTCCAAGGTTCCTGCACGTGTCGGAACCGTGGCCGGCGCTGTCTCCAATGGTCGGCGCGCAATTCTGGTGTCTGGTCGCCTGTATGGAGCGCATGTGCTTGCCTGGGTGATCGTCACCGGCAACTGGCCGGAACGCGGCATCGACCACCGGGACCTGGACGGCCTGAACAACCGCTGGACCAATCTGCGCTTGGCGACGAAGAGCCAGAACGCGCAGAACACGCCGCGCCGCGTCGACAACACCAGCGGTTTCAAGGGCGTCGCATGGGATGCGCGGCGCGGCAAGTGGCGCGCAGACATCCGCGTTCCTGGCGGCAAGCGCAAGCACCTGGGAATGCACGATGACCCCGCCGTCGGCCATGCCGCCTATGTAGCTGCGGCCAAAGAACTCTTCGGTGAGTTTGGGAGAGCGTCATAAACCTTCACGCGATCGCTGGCCCGATCGTGGCCATCGTGAACCCCTGGGTGCTGGCGCAGTACCGGCAGCCTGCAGGCACCTACACAACGGCCGCGGACGGCACGCGCACGCCTGACTTCCTGCCCGATGTGGACCTGCTGGTGCAGCGCCAGGCGCTGTCTCCTACGGACTTGCGGCAAATCGAAGGCCTGAACCTGGGCGGCGAGAAAGCGGCCCTGTACGTGCAGGGCGACATCAAGGGCACCGTGCGCGGCGAGCAACGCGGCGGCGACCTGTTCGTGATGCCCGACGGCACCACCTGGCTGGTGGTGCAGGCCCTGGAGAACTGGGGCACCACTGCAGGCTGGACCAAGGTGGCTTGTGTGAGGCAGCCGGCATGATCCCGCGCGACGTTCGCTACACCGTGACCAGCCTGCCCATGCAGGCCGGCAGCGTGCCCACCGGAGCCCCGGCCCCGGCGCCTTCCCCCGTGGTGGCGCTGGAGAACGTGCCGAGCACCATGACGGTCAACGTGCAGGCCGCGGCGCAGGTGCGCAACACCGGCACGGTGGCGGCGCCCTGGAGCATCGCGGTCGGCTCCGGCCTGACGGTCACGCCCAACAGCGGCACGCTGGCGCCTGGCGCAACCCAGGCCCTGGCCCTGAATGCCACCGGATCCGGGAACTACACCCTGGTGCTATCCGTGACCGGCGGCAGCGGCACCGGCACGCCGGCCTACATCGTGGCCAGCGTGGCCAGCCCGCCGCCGGCTCCGGCACCGCAGGCGATCACGCTGTCGGCCCTG